TTTATCAATTCCGAGACAGGATTCTATTAATATGGACGACACTTTTTATGAGGGTCTTATTAAAAAATGGCACGAGTGTTATTCGATGATTGGTGTCGATGGATACAAAAGACTTATTGAGATAAGTGAGCACAATAGAGAACGACTGGGTCATAATGGATACTTGGAAGCAGTTAGACAATATGTAAAAGAAAAATATGATTACCCATCTGACAATATCAGAAAATAACAAACAAGCTCATATAGACATTGAGAAGGAGATGGTCTATCATAAGAAAGGATGGTTCCATTTTGAGATACGATGCAGCAATGGCAACATTGTGGACTTTGTTACGAGAGAGTATGTCACCTATGAAAACTTTGAGCCCAAGCAAAACTCAACTCCACATGATTATTGAAAAAGATGCGCAGACATTACGATTTGGAACATCGTCATACACAGTATGGATAAATGAGGCTGGAGAGCCACAAATAAAGACATTAAAAGTCACCAAAAGTAGGCGAATAAAGTACAAAACTTGACAAAGATATAGTTAGTGCATAGAATGATATAGAACGCCTTGAATGCAGAGTCAGCATTTACAGCTCCCTGAGGGGAGTTTTTTTCATATATGGACCAACTTCAACACTTGATACGCGACAGACACTCAGCTTCAAACAATTACGTTGAACAAAAAAGACCTGCATGGGATGAGGCAGAGGACATCTTCTTCGGCAGAGTGAGAGATAAGATTTCAGACAGAACCAGGTCAAGAGTGTTTGACCACAAAATATCTACGATGATATTGGAGTCAGAGGCAAGGGTTATGGCAACTACCGGAGTCGGCAAGGTTAAGGCTATCAGTAAGAACGATCAAGGAGCAGCGGCACTGATGAATCTCATGCTTGACAAATACATTATCCCCAACGCCAACGCACAGTTTCCCCTCATTGTGAAACATAGAATGATGCACCGAGCTTCAAAGATATTCGGCAATTCATTTGCACTCGTTGATTGGGATATAAAGCGCAATGGATATGTGGGGCCTGATTTATGGCTTCTTGACATTCGTAATGTCTTTCCACAGGTTGGTGCAGTCTCACTCGATGACTCAGACTTTGTCATTGTAAGAACGTATCGACCTATCTCATTTTTTGAGAGTCTGCGAGGGCAGAAAGGATATAAGAACATTGAAAAGGTTATTACCAAACTCCAGCAATCAACTGGCAACAAGGGCTCACGTGACACCACTCAAAAGACCACACGAGAGAACGAATACCCTGATCAGATAGCGTCAAAGGGTTCGGGGTATCACGAGGTGCTCATGATGTTTGAGAGGGATAGATGGGTATATGCGGTTCCTGAGTGTGAATACGCAATCCTAAAAGACAGCAAAAACCCTAATGACGACGGTGAGCTTCCTGTGGTGAACAAATATGGTATTCCTCTTGCTGATGACATTATGGCACTGGGTGATGTTGAGCGGGCTAAAACAATGCAATATGCCATAAATAGCTCATGGAATATGGCATTTGATGGAGCAAAGCTCTCACTCTTCCCTCCTGTTATATTCAATACAGACGCAATCATAAAATCAACCATTAAAAGACAACCCGGAGCAAACTGGTTAGTGAGAGGAAATGTGGATAATGCAGCACGAGCTATTGACCTTAATCCGAAAGGCTTACAGACTCACCAAGCTCTCTATAATCTTGCTAATGCTTCATTGCTCAATATGTTTGGCACTACCGACACATCAGTATCTGAAAAAACAGACAGCACTTTTGGTAAGACTCCAGAGGCACTGCGACAGCAAGCGTCACGAACTAATGCGAGAGATGCGTGGGATAAGTTCTATGTAGACCTCTATATCACTCAAGTCAATAAAAAGTTTGTGAATATGATGAGCAACAAACAATCCTCAGTAGTTGAGGTACGCATGTTTGCTCCTGAGATACGAAAGCTGGCAAATCAATATCCCGATATGGCAGAGATGTATGATGAGAACACGGGCAAGCTCAGAATAAAAAAGGGAAAGACGGGTTCTATTCTATACGACTATGAATTTATGTCGGGATCATCTTTTGCTGCAGACGAGCAGAAGCAACTTGAGAACCTACAGCAGACATTTGCATGGCTTAGCAATCCACAGGTGGGACCCTACGTTGAACAACGACTGCAAAAGGAAGGCACCACCATAAACTTCACCAAAATCTTAACAGGCATTATGAGCAAGAACACTGAAAACTGGGATGAGATGATTGTCACTCAAGAAACAGATACTCCCGGAGCTGAACAAGATCAAGAGATAATCAATCAAGCGAATGAACAATTTATGCAGATAATACAGGGCATGCAGGGTGGGCAGGACCCCACGCAAATACCTCCACAGCCTATGGGAATGGATAGTCAAGCACCTGTAGACGATGACCAGGTGGTTCAACAGAATATGCAACAGTTACAACAGATGATAGGGCAGATGCAACAAGGTTAATAGTTTATTTAGGTATATGTCAGCACTCAAGCCGTCAAGCATTGACGAGACCATTCATATTTGGAGAGATGAAGAGGGGATAAATCCCAATGAGTCAGTGGATGTGGATGATGCAGCATTTGAGGTATTATCACGAAGCAGAGGGTGGAAAAGACTGAAACAGCACATTGAAATATTGAAGCAAGGGCTAGATAGCAGACTATCTGAGTCAGTGCTAAAAAGTCTTGGTGATGCACAGATTAAAAATGATGCACTGTTTTCCGTTCTGGGTAAGGATCTCCTCAACTCAATCATATCGAAAGTTGAAGATACTGCGTTAGCAGTTCGGGAGATTAAAGATGGAAAATCAAGATGAGCAAGAAGTCATTGTCGAAGAGGGTGAGGTAATGCAAAAGGAGTTTGAGTTTACACCCACCGGGACATGCAGGTTCAGACAAAGAGGACCATACCTTGTGTGTGTGAGCTGTGAAGTGCAACACGCAACATGGATAGGGATGGATAAGATAATGACAGGTGAGGATGAGAATGGAAAGCCTATTGTGAGGTCAAGGTCTACGGTTTAGCATATAAACCATAGACGTATGGCTGACCAACGTACTGGCCTGTTTACCAATTCTAAAATCCACATGGATGAAGAAGCATTGGCGATAAACGCAAGAGCTGAGGCAAACAGCTCTACAGAGACGCCACCTGTAGAACCAAACGCACCAGAAGTTACCAGTGATAAGGTACAACCAGAGAAAACTGAAAAATCTACCGAATCAGAGGCAACAGAGGGTGAGAAGAAAGCGTCAGGCGCAGAGAAGCGCATCCACAAGTTAGTGGATGAGAGAGACCAATATCGTGAGAAGGCTCAAACTCTCGAACAGAAGCTCGCGGAACTAACGGCAGGGGCTGCGGCCTCGCCAGGGTATAACCCAACAAACCAGCCATCCAGCGGTGAAAGCCAAGGAGGGGAACGAGAGCTGACGATTGATGATTTGAGAACTATTGCACGACTGGAGGTTGAGAAAGAGCGCACTATCAACAGGATAAATCTTGAGGCTAGTGAGGTTATTCAGACTCATCCTGAACTAAATAAGGATAGCGATAAATTTGACCCTGACGTCAACGAAGCGGTTACGTCTGCGGTACTACTTGAGATTCAACGAGATCCAAGTAAATCCGTCAAACAATTGACTGAAAAGTACCTCAAACCATACCGCAAAGCAGCTGAGAAAGCTGTTGGTCAAGAGAAAGCCACACTCGCTAAACAAGTGGGTGAGGAAGCCTTGAGGCCAAGTGCAGTTAAGCCGACAAACAAATCATTGAACGAGAAGTCCATTGAAGAGTTAGAGGCTGAACTAACGATAGTCCATTAACAATTTAGTCAAACAAAATGGCAGATCTAAACACAACCGCCACTTTGTCACCTGAAGTAGCAACGTACTACGAAAAAGTCTTTCTTAAAAGGGCTGAATACGAGTTCGTCCTTGCTGAGGGTGGACAAAAGCGAACCCACTCAACTGGGGAAGGTAGAACTGTTAATTTTACAAGGTACACTCCTTTGACAATTAACACGACTCCTTTGGGCGAAGGTTCTAATCCTTCAATTAGCAATATCACCGCTTCGACAGTATCGATGACACTCTCTGAATACGGTCAAACCGTTCAGGTGTCAAAGTTCTTGTCTTTAGTGGGTATTGACTCCGGCATGCGTGAAAAAATCCAGCTTGTGGGGCAGAACATGGGTGAGACTCTAAACCGTCTTGTCCGTAACGAGCTTGACAATGGTACTGCGTATTTTGCAAATGGTAAAAACACCAGCACATACGCAGCGTCAGACACCTTTGCCGCATCGATGATTCGAGGAATCACACGAACCCTTGAACTCAATATGGCATCGCCCTATGACGATGGTTACTTTATGGGCAAAGCGTCCCCACAGTCAAAGTATCAACTTATTGGTGATACGACATGGGTCAATTCAAAAACCTATTCTGATGTGAAGGGTCTTTATAAAGGAGAGATGGGTGAACTGTATCAAGTTCGCTTCCTCTTAAATAAAGATTACTCCTCAGCAGTGGGCGCAGCTTCTGAAGCATCAGTCATCGCAGCGTTTAACACGTATGTGCATGGCAAAGATGCTTTCGGAGTCTTTGACCTTGAGGGTGACAAGCCACGCTTGTACATTCTTCCAAACATAGTGGACGGAAGTTCACCGGCTGGACGAATCAGCAAGATTTCGTGGGCAGGTAGTTATGCAACAAAAATCCTTAATTCAAACTGGATAGTTGTAGCGAAGACCCCCACATCATGACAATAACGCCTAGTTATTGACAATGTGGAAAATCTAGGTATGCTGGGGGGATATGGATATATACATACACCCCCCAGATACCAAGAAATGTCAGGTTTGCGGAAACGAATATAACAAAAAAAGAACAACTAGTAGGAGAAATTGGGAGGATTCGAAATACTGCTCTTTTAAATGCTTGGGAGACTCTAAGAAAGGGAAACCATTTTTTGATAGCACGGGGATACAGGCATGGAATAAGGGAAAGACTGGATGGATGTCAGAGGAGGGAAGAAAAAGGGTTGGAGAAGCAGTCAGAGAAAGACTAAAACAATGGACACCCGAACAAAGGATAGAAAGACATAAAAAAACAGTAGAGACAAGAAAGATGGAAGGGAGTTTCACAGGGACACTGGGTAGAACAGGAGAACTAAGTGCTCCGTGGAAGGGAGACAAAGCAAATTACAATTCAAAGCATAAATGGATTCAGAAACACTGGATAAAAACAGGATTTTGCGCAGAATGTGGGAAGATACAGAAGCCTTTTGGCAACAGGAGATGGGGAACCGAATGGCACAACAAAAATAGAGACTATAATAGAGAAAGTAAAGACGGATGGGTAGAGCTCTGTATAAAATGCCACAGGCAAGCAGATACCAATTATTAGTTTATTTAGGTTATGAATAGCAGAGAACACGACATTGAGGACTTAATAAAAGCATATTACCGAGCAGACTCCCACTCTGCTCGTAAAAACATTTATGAGACAGCCATCAAGATTAGAAACGAATCGGGACGAGTAAAGTCAATGCGCGAAGCACTCATTAGGGCGCACAGGAATGGGGATACAGACGAGATAAAAGACATACATGATTACATTAGAAATAGAAGCGAATACAAATGAGCGTAACTCGAACAGCAGAAACAAATACACCGCAGACCATAGCACCACAGGTTAAAGGTGATGGTTCAAATACGCAAACTACCGATGTCGAGCCTCCATTCACCGATTATGAAAAGATAAACAAGCACCCATACCTTGTAGACCATTTCAAGCTCGGAGATACATGGCAAGATGCCTTTGGCGGGTTTGACAGCGAAATACGGACCATAGAATCTTATTTCAAAGATAAAATCACTAATGGTGAGATGAAAAATGACATAACATCAGTGAAAGACAAGCTCAAGTCAATATATAAGATGTGTGGTATAGACCCCACAGAACGTACTACCATGCAGATTGAGAAGCTATCGGCATATATAGAGTTCCTAAAGAAGACTGACAATATCAAATTAAATCACCAGAAATATGGCAGATCGTCTTAGTGAGCAAACAATACTAGAGAAAGTGTTTGACAGAGTGAAGCGCACCTTTGCGGTCACCTCTTATGGCTTCGATGGTACAAACACACAAGCTGAGCCAGCGAAAGCTATGGCAACCAAGATTACCACAGTGGGTGATGTGACATACATGGGCAAGGCGGCACCCGGCACAGCGCAGTCAACTGCTAAGTGGCAATGCAAGAAAGTAGATAGCTCAGTATCAGGCACTATTGTGATTACATGGGCAGACGGTGATGTTGAGTTTGACAATGTAGCGACTGACTTGACCGCCTTGACATATAGTTAAAGTGCTGTAATATTATTTTAGGTTAATTAGGATATGAATTACATACTAGGTGCTAGTGGTTTCATAGGAAAACATCTCAGCAAAAAGCTAGGAAAGTATATACCCATTCCTCATGGGGATATTCCAACCACTAAGCTAAAAGACTTCGATAATATCTTCTACCTTGCATCCTACGGCAATCTTATCCATCAAACAGACATCAAAGAGACCATAAAGGCTAACGTTCTTGACGTAGCTCATGTCATAGAAGAGGCAGTCAAACACGACTTCAAGTCTTTCATTTTCATTAGCACCTCCTCAGTTAAGCTAAAGTATCAAACCTCTTATTCAAGGGCTAAGCGAGCTACTGAGGAGGTTCTTTTGGCATATCTTGAGAGATATAACAAACCTATCGCAATTGTTAGGCCATTCAGTGTCACTGGCGTTGGTGAGCAGAAAGAACACCTAATCCCGAAGCTCATACACTCCTGCATGACTGGTGAGCCTATGGACTTTGTAGGAGATCCAGTACATGATTTTATTGACGTGGATGATTTAACCGATGGGATATTAAATTTGTCTAAAAACTCAGCACGGGGGATATTTGAGCTAGGTACAGGAAAAGCGACAAGCAATGAAGATGTGCTTCGCATTGTGGAGAGAATAACAGGCAAAAGAGCCAATCTTAGGAGAGTGTCTGTAATGCGAAATTATGACACACAAAACTGGGTGTCTAATAACTTTAGGGCAAGAAGCTGGGGATGGTTACCACAGAAGTCGTTGGAAGTTTCAATACAAGAGATGTATGAACACGCTCAAAAGACGAATACTTGATTTATCCTACAAACACAAACTATCTCACATAGGATCATGCCTATCTGCTGTGGATACCATCGATAAAATCTACTCAATCAAAAAGAAAGATGAGCCATTTATACTCTCTAATGGACATGCGGGGTTAGCACTATATGTAGTGCTTGAGAAATACGAAGGACACAATGCTGAGGAGCTTATTGAGAAGCATGGAGTCCACCCTAACCGCGACATGGATCATGGGCTATGGTGTTCAACTGGCTCACTCGGTCATGGACTTGCAATCGGAGTAGGGATGGCAATAGCTGATAGGAAACGACTCGTCCATATCGTCACCTCCGATGGTGAGTGTGCAGAGGGGTCGATATGGGAGGCACTCGCTATAGCTCGTAAGTATCAGCTAGAGAACTTGAGGATAGCGGTTATTGGCAATGGATACTCAGCATATGATGAGGTTGACATCGCAGATCTTGATATGAGACTTAATTCATTTTACCCTGTACTTATGGTGAGAACTAATATGTACGCCTATCCTGACTTCCTCCAGGGGTTGGGCGCTCACTATGTTGTTATGAATGAGGAGCAGTATATGGAGGTAATAGAATGAGACGCACATTTGCTCAACAACTCCACAAACAGATGACACTCGACACAAGCATAGTCGTGCTATTGGGCGACCTTGGGTTCGGGATGTTCAATCAGATTAGAAAAGACTATCCAAATAGGGTATTCAACTGTGGAGCTTCAGAGCAAGCGATGTTAGACATGGCAGTGGGTATTGCATTATCAGGAAAGAAACCATTTGTATACTCAATAACAAACTTCCTCGTATACAGACCATTCGAGACACTCCGGACATATATCAATGCAGAAAATATACCTGTTATTCTGTGTGCGTCAGGACGAGATAAAGATTACGCCCACGATGGCATTAGCCACCAGTCTGAGGACGTAAAACCCATACTCGACTGTCTACCAAACATTACACAGCACTATCCTATGGATAAAGAAGAAATACCCGACCTATTACAGAAGTTGGTGGATGCAACAACACCACAATTTATATCATTAAAACGATGAACAACTTAGCTCAAATAATAGGAGAAGAACTTGCCAAAATTGCCACTAATGCCCCTCGGAGTGTTAAGTGGAATTCTCCTCCGAAAGAAATAGAAATGAAACTATATATTAAAATTTTGCGTAGATTAAAAATTATTTAATAACTTATGGCACTCGGCGCACTGTTCTATCCAAAGGGCACGGAAGAGAATCCTATCCATTTTGACAACCTATTCATTCCCTACATATACAAGGAGATATATTTAGAAGGACTCTATGTGGACATTCTTAACACTAAGAAAGATATGGTTATTATGGATCTTGGAGCAAATTTGGGAATTGTGACCCAGTATATGCTTACCAATGCTAAAAAGATTTATGCCATTGAGCCATCGGCTGAACATTTCGAAGCTCTCAAGGCTAACAAAGACTATAACAAGTGGGATAATGTAGAGTTATTCAATGTTGCTTTTGCTGATAAGGATGGGGAGATGAGACTTAACTATCTCCCTGCTAATCGAACAAGTCACTCCCTGATAAATGACTATAGACAGGGTGGTCAGACCGTGAAGACCGTGGCTTTTGATACCTTCTTTGAGCAGAACAACATTAATCATATAGATTTCGTAAAATCAGATGTAGAGGGTGCGGAGGATCTTATCTATAGGAGCGAAGGATTCCTGAAAGTTGCGCCTAAGATTGATTCAATAATGATGGAGATGCACTATCCAACGTTTCCTAAGCTAGTTGAACATATGATGTCACTCGGATATAAGGCTAAGCGTTACGACAGCTCAGCCGTAGTAATACTTTTCTATCGTTAATTATGCCAACTAAATCATTCAAAAAAGGACAAGTACCATGGAACAAGGGTATCCCATTGTCTATTGAGAAAAGAAAACATCTAAGCGACACTCTGAAAGCAAGAGGTATAAAGCCAAGTGTTCATTTCTCGGCTAAGGATAAGGATCATCCTCTATGGAAAGGAGATAAAGTTAGCTATTCAGGCTTGCACTACTGGTTAAGGAGAAAACTGGGAAACCCATTAGTCTGCGAACATTGTGGTGAAAACAAAAGGAGATTGACATGGGCTAATAAAAGTTGGAAATATAAAAGAGATTTGACCGACTGGATTAGTCTATGTTATTCATGTCATAAAAAATACGATTTGAAACGCCTATGAGAACAGTATTCTTCACCATTGTCGATGACCGTTTCTACTACCCTGTGGGCACACCCCAATTCATAAACTCATTTAAGCGATTTCACCCTGACATTGATTTGGTGGTGTTTAGGCAAGGAATGATAGACCAAGTGTTTAAGGAGAAGAACATAAATTTCTACATGGCAAAACCCACCTTTGCAAAGATACTCACAGAGCATTACGATTTGGTAGTGAATATAGACGCTGACCACATTGTGCTTGAGAGGCTTAATGCGATACTTGAGGGTGATTATGACGTGGCGTGTCCTATTAACAAAAACGACTACGAGAATACGAGTGTCGAGCATGTTACAGAGGATATGTTCTTGCAAGGGGGATTGGTAGCTTCAACAAATAAGAAGTTCTGGGATATGTGGGAGGAGAGAAACAAGGATGCCATGAGCTATAAGTGCAAAGAGAATGACATTATGAACCTTGTTATCTATGGCAACCCCAATCTAAAACTCAAGATATTGGACAAGGATTATGGCTACTATGGTTGTAAATCACTGGGTCGAGAAAAGGAGTTTTATATGAAAGACAGTAAAGTAATGTGTCGCAATGAACAAGTATTCCTATACCACTATGCAAAGGGTGGCATGCAAAAAGCACGACCCGAACAGCTCGGTATGTCACAAGAGGTGGTTGACCACATAAATCATCTTGGTAATTACGGTAAATCAGTTCTTTATGGTTCACTATGATATATTCAGCAGAGCACGTGACTGCATGGCATCCTGACAAGATATGCGACCAAATATCAGATGCTATCCTTGATGAGTGTCTAAAACAAGACCCAGACTCACGGGTAGCCGTTGAGACGATGGGCGGGCATGGTGAGATATACCTAACCGGTGAGGTAACCACTAAGGCAGAGTTAAACTTTGAGAAGATTGTTTTCAAGGTCTATGGTAGACCCGCTAAGGTCTACAGTAACATTGTCAAACAATCCCCTGAAATCTCACAAGGGGTCAATGTGGGTGGTGCAGGAGATCAGGGAGTAATGATTGGGTATGCGTGCCAGGAGAATGAAATGTACATCCCACAAGAAACATATCTTGCAAGAAAGATACTAGAGCCATTTACTACAGATGGCAAGAGTCAAGTAACTATTGAGAATGGTGATGTATCGTCTATTGTATTGTCGGTGCAAGGTAAGACCCAGTTAGAACTGCGAAGATACCTTCAAGAGTCATACCCCACCACACCCATATTCTGCAACAATACAGGCTCATTCGATGTGGGAGGGTTTGATGCTGACGCAGGTATGACAGGCAGAAAGATAGTAGTTGATGCTTATGGACCACGAGTACCTGTGGGGGGCGGAGCTTTCTCAGGAAAAGACCCTACAAAGGTTGATAGGTCAGCAGCGTACATGGCTCGCTGGGTAGCACTACAGCTTCTTAATAAATATGGTGCTTTTGAGGTGATGGTTAAGTTGGGATATGTGATAGGAAGTGCAGAGCCTATATTGAAAGTTGCTATTGTTGATGGTGAGGAATATATGTTCCACTACGACTGTAGACCACAGGCAATAATAGAAAGATTTGAACTTAAAAGGCCAATATATTTACAAACAGCAAGAGATGGACACTTTGGCATTAGCAGTTATCCGTGGGAGCAGTATGAGTTATAAGCCATACAGCATATTTACCCCTGAGTTTAGCCCCTTAAGTGGTGGTATTCGAGTTATGTGGGGGCTTTTCGGACATTTGCTTGCCAAGGGGCAATTAGCAACAACCAATGCGCGGTGGCATACTCCCTTTACTGCAATATACCCTGAAATAACCCATGGCAACCCACTTCAAGCACCACGTGTGGTGAGATATATTCTCAACAAGCCGGGAGTGATGGCAAGCTACGGAGTACCCGGTCCAACATCGTATCCTTCCACCGATGATTTATATGTATTTTCACGCATTTACGACACATTTGCAGTACCAAACTCACACATACTCTTTCTCCCTATTCTCAACCTGCATATATTCAAGGATTTGAAAAAGAAAAGGACAAACACATGCTATTTCGTAGGGAAAGGCAAAAATCTCAATCTACACCCTCAAAAGTCTATTGAAATTGACGCAAGAGTGGCTATCGACCAAGAGGTGCTTTCAAATGTGCTTAACACATGTAGCGTCTTTTATACCTATGAAAATCCAACCGCAATGGTTGAGATTGCACGTCTTTGTGGGTGCAGAGTGGTATTCTTTCCTCAAGGGGCATCAACGTCATTTACCAGACACCAGCTCACGTATTTATATGAGCCCGGCATGGATGGAGTGAGCTTTGAAAAGGATGAGGATATATTATTAGACATACCCGCATTCAGAGATAAATACATAGGGCTTATGGACACCTTTAACAAACGATTAGACCAATTTATCGACCATACGCAATTATGAAGAAGATATTTGCCCTCCCTAGCCATACATTCAAAGATCGTATATCAGGCGTAGACTTTCTCCGTATCATCCAGCCTATGAAACACTTGAACGGCTACGAGGGCAGGTTTGAGGTGAAAGTATATGACCCCTCTAAAGATGACTCATTTGATTGGAGAGATATATTCGAGGAATATGATGCGGTGTATTTCAACTACACCACAAACGATATAGGGTATGCAATCATGGGATACTTAGCGCAAAAGAATAACAAGAAGCTCATCTGCGATGTAGATGATGATTTGTTCAACATATTGTCAGACAATTCTGCGTATGATATTTTCAAAAAGGGTGCGTGGGGGCTTCAGGTGGTGCAGGCCATCCTCGGTGACGTATCTCACGTAACTTGTACTAATGACTTCCTCAGACATTCAATTATGCACAATAGCAAGGCAAAAAAGGTAACGGTATTACCTAACTACATTGACTTAGATGTATATACTCACCGAGCAGAGTTTAAGGACAGGGGATATTACAAGGCTCTGCACTTTGGGTCATCTACCCACTTCGCATCGTTCTACTCTCCGGAGTTCGTCAAAGCCCTCATGCGCATAATGGATGAATATCCAAACTTTTCATTCATCACCGTGGGAGCTTTTGTATCTGAGTTTAAGAAGAAGTGGGGACAACGCTATGAGCAGGGATTTGGGGATACGGACATTATGAAGTGGATAGATAAGATGCCACAATATGTCAATGACGCAGACTTTATGCTAGTCCCGATGATAAACAATACCTACAACAGATCAAAGTCGAACTGCAAATACCTTGAAGCATCAAGCCACAAGCTGCCCGGTGTATACCAAAACATACGCCAATATCGAGAGGTCATAAATGATGGGGATAATGGCTTTCTCTGTGAGACTGAGGATGAGTGGTATAGTGCAATAACAAAACTAATCAGCGATGCTAAACTTCGGAAGAGCATGGGTGAGAAAGCGTTTAGCACTATACAACAACACACAATACAATCCAATGTCAAAAAATATGCTGACATGTTTGATAAAATCTTGACAACAGAATAATTCTCTCGTATACTCTTTCAGAAACCTAACAAGCAAAACTTGTGGGAATGCACAATACACCTCTTGTTTAGATTGAAGGCCATTATGTGTCTTTTAATCTATGCGAGAGGTTTTTTATTACTTATTTAATATTTATGACCTCATACACCCCATATCCAGTACCCACTCCATGGATAAACCAGTCGAGTGCGCCTAGTTATAATGCCTCTAATCAGATTAAATCTTCTGGATCTCCACAAGGTTTTGTAGTTAACCCCTATGCTTCTCAAGGGGGTAGTAATCCTCAATATGCTTCTCCTGCTGATGTTCTTGGTGCCTCCGTGGTTAAACCATATTCGCAACAGATACCATCTCCTGCTCCATCATCACAACCGCAACAAACCCCACAACCAGGTGGGGGGGGTGGGGGGTCTGCACCATCAAGCGGTCCCAGAACAATAACCGAACAAGACGCACTCAATATGGGTCTTGATTGGAATAATCTACCAGGTGGATACGCTCGTAGTGGTCCCTCAGCAGATGCCCTTGCAGAACAGGCTAGAAACGAGATAAACGCTGGTTATGACGCATACTTCTCTCAACTTGACCAAATGATGGGAAATATACCAGGTCAACGAAAAGGACAGGAGCAGATAGTCCAAAATAGTTACAACCAGGGTGTTTCAGACTTAGGCGCACAGAAAACACAGGGCATGGCCGATCTTGCAACTCAACGCAGAAAGACTGGTGAGTCGCAGGTCAAGACACTTGCCGATATTGCAGATAACATTAGAAACCTATTCCAGACAGGTAACGTAATGCTCGGCACACGAGGCGCAGGTGACAGCTCTGCAGCAAACCAGTACTCATACGCAGTTACCAAGCTCGGTAGTAAGCAACGAGGTGATGTTATGGCTCAAACACGTTCAATAGAGGCTGATATTGGTGACAGAGAGGCAAAACTCAACAATATTGTTACTCAGGAGACATCCAAACTCAAAACGAACTTAGATAATCAGATACTTCAGATAGCACAGTATTTTCAAGATGCTCAAAATCAGATATTACAGGCGAAAGCGAATGGGCAACTGCAAAGGGGGCAATCTCTACAGTCTCTATCCAACCAGTTGCTCCAAAATGCCCAACAGCAACTTATGATGGCTGACCAAGACTTTAGAAACCGCCAAAACTCGCTACTGTCATGGGCTGAGTCAAATAGTAGAACCATTGGTGAGCTTAAAAATAACCTTGCTCAAATTGGTGGGTATCAAGCCCCAGGAGTACAGGCACAGTCTATAAATGGCACGCCCACCTTCGATGCACAAGGCAACATGAGTGCCCCGATGTGGAGTAGTGCTGCACGCAGTGTTGAAAGAGACCAATACGGAAACATAATTAGATAATATCATGGCACTAACATTCAACTCGCTGACCGAGAAGGTCAAGCAGATGCTGGGGGGTGTGAGGCAACAAGCACCACAGACTCTCTCTAATATAGGTAATGCCGCCCTTGATGCGGTGAATCCTAATATCAGACCCGCCATGAAGTCTGCACAGATACTCAAGCAGAACGTACAGGCAATTCCACGCCTCATGCCACAGTTCCAACAGAATGCACGAGCTAATCCTATTCCTATGAAGGCATTTGAGGGGCTTGCAGAAGCCACAACACTCGGAATAAAGGACATAAACTATCGACCATCACAAAATATCGGAGAGAAGTTGGCGTATGGTACAGGATATACGCTTGGAATGCTTAATCCTGTTGGTCCATTTCAGTTGGCAGCTAGGGGTTTAAAGGCTACAAAACTACTTTCAGGGACGCAGCAGGCTCTAGGGTCTAAGGCGGGACAACTTATTGCTAGGGGGGGTGGTAAAGCACTTCTTGGAAGGGGCGTAGCAAATATGTCTCAAGGACTCCCCTATACTGCTGCATATTCCCTGCTTAGAACTGCGGGAGGCAAGGGTGAAATTACAGATGCTCCAATGGATCTTGCATTTGACTTTGGGCTCGGAGCTATCCCCGTTGTGGGTGCACTTGCTATCGGTGCTCGTAGAGGGCAGCGGGGCTTTGATAAAAAAGTTATCAGTGAAGCAAAGGATATACTAGGCAACGAGGCAAGACAAAGTATTGGAAGGTTCGCTCAGATAGTAGAAACATCTCCTAGTGCCAACAGGAAGAATTTAGGTAATCTGGGTGATGAGATACAGAGCATGGCTGAAACATTGTGGGGTGAGAAGGCAAAACATCTCTCAAACAAACAGCTTAAAAACGCCTTTGACGTTCTACTCTATCAGCTTGATAACACAAAGGGATACAATAGAGATGCTGCATTTGGACTTTCAACACAAAATGTTAGGGATGCAATGGATGGAAAAGTCCCTACCCAGCCCAGAACACCTACTGACCCCCTAAAAGCACTAAAAGAAAGAAAGCTCGTCACATCGGTCAAAGAAGCTCCGAACATAATAGAGGGTGTAAAGGCTGAGACAGTGGGAACATACACACCAAAAGCCAATAAAAGACTCATGGCTGAGGCTGAAGCACTTTTGCAAGAGGGTGCTTCTATAGACTTCAGAAATACTAAAGACCTGGATAAAAAAGTTGCTGCGACCATACAAGAAGCTATTAACCAGCAACAGAAGGGAAACCCTCAAGCTGCTGCTAACCTTTTCAATAACCTTGCAGAACAAGCAACTGAACTTGGTCGTGGGGTTCAAGCGTTCTCTCTACTTGAAAAGATGTCACCACAGGCAATAGCGTTAAGCGCAGCCGGAAGAATTAAGAAATATAACCGCACCGCTTTGAGAAAGATACCTGAACTTAGTGGTGAACAGATAAAGATGATAAGTGACCAAGTTGCAAAGATAGATGGTCTTACCGGAAGAGAAAAGAATATAGCTATATATCAGCTACAAGATACTATAAATAATTTTATACCATCCACTCTAGCTGACAAAGCAATAACGGTATGGAAGGCAGGACTACTTACATCTTTAAGAACACATGAGAGGAATTTGCTGGGCAATACCATTATGTCGTTATCAGAAAATATAAAAGATGCCCCGGCTTCTCTTGCTGACAGAATCATGTCAATGTCTACAGGTAAGAGAACCCTAACCTTGACAAACAAAGGGACACTAAAAGGTGTCAAGAGAGGAACGCAGGCAGCAAAGGATATAATAAAAACAGGCTTTGATCCTGAAGAGGCCATAGCTAAAATGGATATTAAACGCATTACATGGGGAAACAATCCTTTAGAGCAGGCTCTAAAGAAATATACAGATTTAGTATTCAGAACTCTTGGTGCTGAGGATAAGGTCACATGGCATGCTGCGTTTTCAAGGAGTCTATATGACCAAGCGGGGGCGGCTGCAATAAACGCAGGCAAACAAGGTAATCCTAGATACATAGAAAAACTAGTCGAAAAACCTTCTGCACAGATGCTTGAGGTTGCGACCAACGATGCTAATACGGTTACATTCAAGGATAAGAATGCGCTCACCCAGATTGCAACCGCAGTTAAACGGGCAGCGCAGAATCCTCGTCTAGGATGGGGGAGTGAGATGGGCAAAATATTGACTGAGGTTCTAATGCCATTCACCGGTGTACCAAGCTCTATAGTCGGGAAAACCATAGCGTATTCTCCAGTTGGACTATTGAAGGGCGCTTTGAATATGGGGAGGGTTATGCTCGGACAAGTCCCTGAGCTACAAAGACAAGCTGCGCAGGAAGTGGGTAGAGGAGTTCTTGGGACAGGATTGTTTGCTCTTGGATCATACCTAATGAGCAGAGGTCTTATGACAGGTCAACCAAAAGATGCAAAAGAAGCTGAACAGTGGAAAATGGAAGGTAAGCAAGCAAATTCTGTGTTGATTGATGGGAAGTGGAGGTCAATAAACTCAATTGGGCCACAGTTTCTGGTTGTACTTGCTGGGCAGAAATATCAAGAGGAGATGAGCAATCCTGAGGGTGGTGTTGGTGGATTATTAGCGGGTTTTGCAAAGGACCAACTTTCACAGACATTTTTACAGGGTGTGCAGGGTCCTCTGCAAGCTGTTAATGAACCAGATAGATATGCTAAAAGTTATATCGGAAATCAAGGCGCTTCGGTTATTCCCAATATCGTAAAGGACCTTGCCAAATCAACAGATGCTTTGTCTAGAGAGACTAATACGATACAAGATTACTTTAAGGCCAACATTCCAGGAGTTAGAATGTCCCTTCCACCAAAAAGAGATGTAATAGGCACGGCCATTAAGCAGGAGCCGTCGGGTTTGGGGGCGTTTGTTGACTTATTCAATTCAAAAACTCCTATAAGCAATATGGTTGTTGATGAGCTTTCAAGACTTAACACCGCAGGATATTCTGCAACCCCATCTAAACTATCAAAAAATCAAACCATCCAGAAGCAGAAAGTGGTACTCAATCCTCAACAACTTGATACATTTGAGGCAGGTGTAGGAAGCATGATAGTTGAAAGACTGGATAGCTTATTTTCAACACAGTCATACAAAAGCATGAGCGATGAAGAAAAAAGTGCTACTGTGGATAAAATTGTAAGGCAAACCCGTATTGACTTTAAGGATTTATATGGAGCCGATATATTACGAAATGCCATGCCATATGATGTGTCGTTTCAGGACACAGACGATATGCCACAGAACATTCTCGACAAGGTAGCTTTAGCTGCCCAGGGAATAACCAAAGACCCAGGAAACACAATCAAGGCTATATTTACTCAGGAGGAACTAAGAAAAATTGAGGGTAATGCGGTTATTCTCAAGAGGCAAGAGTTCCTGAATAAGTTTAATGACCCAGACTTGCAAAGAGATCATATAATCCCTCTCGGTCTTGGTGGTGATAACAGTGAAAGCAACCTTATGTATGTTCCAAAAGATTATCACAAAGCTAAAACTAGACTTGACCAAAAGCTAATCAGACAGCTACAAAGTGGTGAAATCACCAGGCAAGAAGCACAAAGACAAGTGAAGGAATGGGTGAATGCTAATCCAGCTAAACACTTTGTGCTTGAGGGTGGAAATATTGAGGAGTTCGATAGTAAGATAAACATACCAGAATATCCGAAGATGACAGGGCTCACAGAAGTAGACAAGAAGCTAAAATCATCTTATTACAGCAAACTGACTGCTGTTAAAAATAAGGCTCAAAAGCTATACGAATCAGGTGAAATAACTGCAGAAGAATTTGAAAAGATACTCACATCAGTGAACAGCAAAAAGACATCTACCGGCAGTGCTAAAGCAAGGAAACCTCCCACCATCAAAGTCAAAAAACTTTCAGTCCCTCGTGTCCCAACAATCAAAATTAGGAAGTTTACTCCTCCTAAAATAAACATAAAACGCAAAAAGTTGACATTGAAGAATAAGAGTAATACAATGAGAATTAAAGTTTAAGTC